CGGCGGGAGCATCTTCGCCCAACTGCTTTAGTGCTGCCTTGGCTTCAAGCATCTTCTTCTTGAATGCCTTGCGATCCTCGTACATGGTCTCCATGAGTTCAGGCAAGAAGCCCTGCTTGCTCTTGGTGAAGCAGACGCAGTTAGCAGCAACGCAGTAACCCTTGTCAAACATTCTCTCCATGTACGCTCGCGTGGGCGTGTCCGCGCCCGCGTGTGCCCGCGTGAGGAAGTCTTCTACTGTGTAGGCTAGAGGCTCAACCTGTCGGTCTACAACCTTGGTATCGGGGCTAAGATTGTACTGCATGATGAGGTGGGGATACAGCGAGTCCAAGTCAAACGAGACTACCCAATCGTGACTGCCCACAATAGGCTCCTTCACATAGGCTCCCTCAAACTTGTCCTCCTTCTCTGCGTCCCCCTTCTTCATCGGGATGGCAATCTTCTTCTTGGTCAGGTGATGGTAGATGATAGCATCCCATGTACGCACCTGCGAGAAGACATCATTCAGATTCACCTTGGCAGAGTAGGCTAGAGCCAAGGAGAGTTCAAGCAACTTCAACTTGTTCTCAAGCATCTCTACGAGAGCAACATCGTGCTGATTGTACTCAATGAACTTCTGAAAGTCTCTCTTGTAGAACTCAGACAGGGTTCCTTCGTAGTGCTTCTTGCGCTCGCCCAACTCCACCCAAGCAATGTGGTTCAGGGCATAGGACTCCTGATTCACATAGGTGAACTTGCGGTACAGGTCGAAGTAGTCAAGGGTTGCTATTCCCAACAAGTCATAGACCTCATTCTCCTTGTTCATCACAACTACTGTTCGGGAGCGAATGTCTCTCCACGGGGAAAGACGCATGGCTTCTTTCTCACCGAACAGTCGTGTGATGCGATTGACGAGGTAGGGAATGTCGAAGAAGTTGATGTTCCATCCCGTAATGATGTCTATGTCCAAAGCCTCCCATGCCGCAAGGAACTCCTGCAACATCTTGGCTTCGTCCTCGTACTGAAAACACTTGGCATCGGGCAAGGCAAACTTACCCAAACCAAATACCAATGTCTTGCCTTTGACCTTCAGGGTAATGGCGTTGACTCTCTCAGTAGCAGTTTTGATGTTGGGGAATCCATCTTCGCTCTCGGTCTCAATGTCTATGAAACCAACACGAAGCAGAGAAGGATCGTACTCAACATCATTAGGGTACTGCTTGCCGATGTACTGATAGACCCACTCGGAGTTGCCGTATATCTCAAAGCCGCTTACCCCACGGTACTCCTTGATGAACTCGTTGCAATCGCGGATACTGCCGGGTTGAAATGGCTCAACAGGCTTACCTTCAAGAGTAGTCCAATCTGTTTGCTTGCCCTTTGCAGGAACGAACAAGGTTGGTGCGAAGTCTGCCTTGTATGAAACCTTCTTGCCGTTCTCGTAGCCACGGAAGAGGATGTTGGAGCCTTTTACGGCTACATGGGTGTAGAAGTTCACGCGGGTTCCTTGTAGAAACTGTGCATAGTTTCCATGTCTTGTGCTTCAACATAATGACCTATCATTAGGTTGTCTATTTTCGCGCACCCAGAAAGGTGATATATTGATACCTCATTATACCAAGAAATGTCCGATCTTTCAAGACCTATATGCATACCTATGTCATGATCGTCATGCCAAACAGCATAGTTTAACTTTTTCACTATAAACTCGGCCAGCCTTCTTGATACCGAATACCCAGCACCACTCATAAATCTCTTAACACCATTTGTATTCTTGAATGTTACCAAATCTACTTCCTCTTTTGGAGGTATTTCTAGAATACGACCGGTGTAATCATAACCAAGGAAAATATCGTACTTGTTAAAGAGGGTTGGGTTTATGTAAGTATCATCGTCACATTTCCAATAGTGCGATGCTTGTGTTTCCTCCAAAAACCACTTACTGAATCCTCTTTGTTTGTGTGACAGATTTTTGTAATCATCTTCTGCATTTACAAACAAAGTGCTGCTATCTTCATCCAGATGATAGTCTTTACCATTAGTTTTGGTGGGGTCGTTTACCAACCAAACTATTCGGAATTTGTTTGTGTCTATTTCCCTTGCCCAAGTTTTCTCTATCTGCTCTCTTCTTGACCTGTACTTTGGTTTGTTGGAAGAGGAGATTCCTATAGGTATTCTCAAATCTTTCCCTCCGTCATTCAAATACATCTTATAAAGAAGTACCATCTTATCGGGCGGAACGGAGTGAGCAAGCAATAGATTGTCTATCTTTTTGCCAGAATTTAAAGTTTCTGGAGAGGTTTCTTTTATTGATGGATGTATATCAGAATCGGAATGAACCACAGCATCCGGTATGAGATTGCTGATTATGTACCCTAAGTCATAATCTTCGTGGTTTATCTTTACACGATTTTCATACTCTGTAGGAATACCGTTTTTGGGGGTTGGCGGCATTTTGTCTAGAATTTGATTTACAATTCTTCTAGAGACACAATAGCCACCACCATGCATAAAGTATCCCGGAACCCCCAACTTCAAATGGTTCTGATAGAAAAATTGCAATCCCGTGTAATCTTTATTCTTGTAGCCATCATAATTGTTGAACCGTTTAGTGTTGATAAAGGTATCATCATCAACCTTCCAAAAGTACTCAGAATTGGTTTCTTTCATTCCCCACTCCAAAGATGCTCTGGTTCTATCATAACATGTATACCAACTGTCATGAGCATTTATGTAAAGGCAGTTATCCTCTTTAGAGAAGTAGTATGCCTTTTGGGGGTCTGATTTAAATTCAGGATGCGTTTGATCGTTGATTACATAGACCAAGAAATATTTTTCCTTATCTAGTGATCCTGCCCATGTTTGCTCGCAGGCTTTTCTCCTGTCTGCGTATACTGGATTTGTGTTGTTCTTGCTTGCTATACTTAGAAATACGATATCTTTGTTTGTTACTTTCTTGGTTGTTTGTATACCGTTGTCTTGACTAAATTTAGACTCCATGAGTTCATAACAATCCGCTCTATCTACTATAGTGTCGTATCTAACGAAACCAAACATCCTTTCATTACAGATGTACTGTTTTACTTCGTTTATTCTTGCACTATTGGCAAAGGTTATGAATTCCCATTGATTGCTTCCGTCGTAGTAATTAACCTTGTCTATGTACTTGCAGTCTAGAAGATATGTGCAATGAACCAAGTCAACTTCAAATGTTCCGTTCAATGCTTGTCTGTGCCATATTTGGAATGTTTCGTTGTTGGGGTCTTGTCCTATAAATCCCCATTCGTTTACCTTGTAGAAATAATTGGAGTACAGAGTTCTTTCCTCATAGTCTTTTAGGAACGGAGCAATCAAGGGCAATCCCTTATCAATTAGATACTTCAATGTGTAAGGGGCAACCCAATTGTCGGTGTCTATCGGGAAGAAGTAATCACACTTCTCCTGCTTACATAAGTCCAAACTTCTCTGCCTAATGATAGACATGATGTGAAGTCTAATTCCATCCTTGTCCTGCCAACCCATGTCTTTCTGAAGAACAGAGAAGTCCCCATGCTCAAACATGACCTTCTTGTAACTACGATGATTTTTGTTCATCCACGAAGTTAAGGTAGCAACCGTGTCATCGTCGTTGTTGTTTGTGTTGATGTAGATGACTATCTTATCCTTGGGATAGTCCAACTCATCTATGCAACGAAGATAGTGCTTGAGATAGTTGTTGTGGTTGCGTGTAAGTATCGGAATGAATACCGTCTTGTCCATGTTATCTCTCCTTATCTCTCCACCATAGCGATCCAATCCTGATGTATCACATTGTTGTTACCGTAGCCCTGACCCTTGATCTTGGAGATGTCCCACAGCACCTTATCTCCAACCTTGATGTCTTCGCTCAACTTGTCACCGATAGAGATGACCGTACTCCACACCATCTGTGAACGAATCTTCTCGGTGTAGATTACTCCACTCTCTGTGGTCTTCTCGCCACCGCCAACGGTCTGAACTTCAATCCACTTGCCAATAGGTCTTAACTTGTTCATGGGTACTCTTCTCGTATTCTACTTCTAGATAGTTCAGCCCATTGTGGGTTTAGTTCACAACCTATGTACTTTCTACGATTTTTTAATGCAACCAAACCAGTAGTACCGCTTCCACTAAACGGATCAAGAACTACTCCCCCTTCTGGACTTCCTGCTAGAATACAAGTTTCTATTCCCTCTATGGGGCAAGTCACATATCCGTAGTTCATACTCGTAGGAAGAGGTTTGTTTTCTTCCGACCATACAGATGTCTTGTTAGGCATTCTGTTGAAATAGAATGAATTTGATTTGGTAAATAGAAGAATGTAATGATGACTTCTTTTGAAAGGACCACTCCATTCATCACACGGGTTTGTAGGACCATGGATATCCCATATTATTTCTTGCTGCAACAACCAACCATCCTTCTCTAAAGCAAATGCTACTTTCCAAGGAACCCCCGATTTGTAACCGAGTCCATCTCCAATAACAAGCCAAAAAGTGCCGCCGTCAACCAATATTCTTTTTACTTCGGAGTGAATAGAAACTATGGTTTCGATATATTCCTCTTCTGTTTTTTCGTAACCTATACAGTTTCCCGGGTTTGGTCTTATGTTTTTGCCATAAAATGGCGGGCATGAAATACAGCAATCCACAGTACCGCTCTCTATATTTTTCAAGGTATGTGAAGAGTCTCCATCAATAATCTCCCAATTGTTTGTCATGCTAGGAAATCCAATAGTGTTAGGGGTGCTTCTTCTGCGATCCTGCCCTCAGCCAACTTGATGTACTCGGGGTTCAACTCTGTGCCGATGTACTTGCGTCCGTGATTCAAAGCAACTACAGCAGTTGTGCCGCTGCCTGTGAACGGATCAAACACCGTGCAGGGAACAACTTCTGCTTCACAAGAACAAGCAGATTCCCACCCAATAGTTTTAGTATGGCAGACCGGACCTCTGCGAATATCTTTGGTTTCCCCGCCGCCTTGAAGATTCTTTCCGTTTTTCCCTTCTGGCAGGTTATCGCTTTTTCCAGAACCGCTTTCAAAAGAGCGAGCAGTCTCAACCTTACGAATCCAAGGTGTACCACACTTGCAGCAACATCCATGCTCGCTCGTACCCGCGAGGATGCAAGGCTCAATCAAGTCCTTTGGGTAAGTGGCAAAGTGTGCTCCCTTGTACGCCTTGGTGGTCACCGTCCACACCGAACGCTTGTTCCGCTTACCGTCCGCTCCCCATACACGCTCGCCGGGAGAGAATCTATCACCGTTGGGATAGTCTGCCTGATAGCCTTCCCCATGCTTGTCTCTAGAAGCAGGTGAAGTAGTAGCAGGTTCCTTGATGGCCTCGTTATCGTAGTAATACTTTGGTTGCTTCGTCAGCAGGAAGATATACTCATGCGACTTGGTGCAACGGTCGGTCACACTCTCAGGCATGGGATTTGGCTTGTTCCAAATGATGTCCTGACGGAGATACCAACCGTCAGCCTGTAGAGCAAGAGCCACTCGCCACGGAATACCAATCAAGTCCTTGTGCTTGAGACCGCTCTTCTTTGCTCCGTCCTTGCCCTTCTGCGAAACTCCCTTGTATCCTTCGGAGTACTTCACCGCTCCGTAGTTTGGGGTCTGATCCCCCAACTTACGCAACTGCTCCATGCCTCCACTCGTAGTGGCGTAGGTGTCACCAAGGTTGAGCCACAGCGTACCGTCATCTCGGAGAATACGCTTGGCTTCCCTGAACACCTCAACCATCTTCTTCACATAGTCATCGGGAGTTTCCTCGCCTCCGATTTCCGCCTCTCCACCATCATAGTCACGAAGACCATAATAGGGAGGAGAGGTAACTATGGTATGTACGCACCCATCGGGTAGCGTCTTCATTCCCTGTATGCAATCACCTTCAATGATTTGGTATCTGTTGTCTTCCATATAGAACTTTCTTGATCTTGTTCCAGTACTTGATAGTTTTACTCTTCTTGTATCCTGTTGGACCGCCGTTGTGAATGCGAGCAAGACTCTCGTAGGTCGCGCCCTTGGGAGCGTAACGATTGAGGTATGCTACCACAATTCGTTCTGCGTATGCACGGTTCTTGCAGTCTGAGTACTTGCCACCGATTGATGGATCATACTCAACAGCATCTCGCCAATACACTTCCCAAGTTTGGTACGGACCAATCGCCTTGCCGTTGTCACCAACAGCATCGTCTTTGCCGCCGCTCTCGACTTCAAGCATCGCGTCCAACAACTGACGGGTCTGTTGCGGAGTTAGTCCACGGATTGCTAATGAAGTTTTCGAACTTTGACTTTGGAGTGTGCTTGCAGCAACCGTTGCCGTAGACAACATCAGAAGGCTTAACGCCAACAATGAACTTCGGAGTAGACTGTGCCGATTCAGTATTCTTGCCATGTATGTAAGCATACATCAAAACGGAGTAGTTGACAATATCCACAAGGGTATCTTCGAAAGATTCATTTTCAACTGCCAACTTACCGGACTCAACAAATGACGAAAGGCGGCTCATTTTATCGGTCATGCGGACTAGGAAGCCCTGTTCGGTTGTGCAAATTCCCATAGCCTCCACTCGGGTGAAATTTGCAAAGGGTTCAAGACCATCGTTACCTGCGTAGTCTGCGTTCTTCTTCTTCATCAGGTTACGAGCCTTGGTTGTCAGTTCTTCGTGAATCTTGAGCAGTTCATCGCGTGTCATTTTTTAAACTCCAGTAGAGCCGAACCCACCCTTTCGGCTAGTCTTGGGGAGGATTCTCTCGTCGGTGGTTTCAAGAGAGTACTTGAGAACAGGGACCATCTCGCCTTGGCAGATACGGTCTCCGTGTGTAATTCGGATAGGAAGGTCTGAAATATTCACTACCGCTACCATCAGTTGATCTGTGTAGTCGGAGTCTATTATACCCTCGGAGTTGGCTAATATCAAGCCGCCCTTGATTGCAAGCCCGCTACGGGCGTGTAGGCGAACGGAATAGCCCTCTGGGATGTCTAGGACGATCCCTGTCGGTATAAGCACCCTAACGCCATTAGGAGGCACTATAAGGAACGGAGGGGCATCAGGACGCTCAAAGCCCGCCATGAGCCTGTGGTGACCGTTATTGCGGTCGTAGGCATCCACCATACGGGTCTTGGAACCGAAGTAAGCCTTGACATCAAAGCAGGCAGACTGCTCTGTAGCGAAGGCTAGATCAGGGACATCTATCCAAAGTTTGTTGTATTTTAACTTTAGTGTTTCCATAATGTAAATTTCAAAAAGGGGTTAGTTATTCTTCGCTGTCAGGATCATAGGTCTCCCCTTGATCCATTGCTCTCTTCCTTCCGATGTTGTACTTTGGGATCAGTTCCCATTCCTTTTTCTGACCGAACGGTAGAATCTTGAGGTACGATACGGGGACTACAGGCTCCTTGGTCTTGCTTGAATCTACGATCTTGATTAGACCCCACTCCTGCAACAGGTTGCAGATTGTGTTACGGCGAGCCTTGTCCGAATCGGGGAAGTTCGCAGGCAACCCATCCAACATGAAGAGTTCCTTGAAGTGAACGATGTAGTACTTGCCTCTCTTGTGAAGGATGTGGCAGGACTGCCATAGTTTGTTTTCCGTCTTTGATGATACCCCGATGCGGGTTAGAGTTTCCTTGACTTTCAAGAAATTCTCTGGATTTGGGAGGGTTACCTCCACGAAGGATTCCACTAGCGACATGACAATACTCCTTGATGTGTGTCCAAGGGGTATTTAGCATTTACTTACCCTTCACTCCTCCCTTCCATGTCTTTCTCTTCAGATATTCTATATCTTCCTCAGTCATCAGAGCCATGTATTCTCTTGCCCTGTACTTGCTCACATTGTAGTACTCGCAGATCATACCACCGATCTCCTCATCCCACTCTGCCTTGGGCCAACGAGAGAATCTCTTACGCTTCTTGATGGAGTTGTACAGGAAGTCATACTGCAACTTCTTGTCTAGGTGCGGAAAGGTGTTCATGCTGTTCGCTGCCATGACCGTATCAGGAAACTGTGAGAACGCACGATTGATTACAAAGGGAATGTACTGCTTCTCTTTGTCGAAGTCGCGGTCTATGAGGTTGCCTGTCTTGTCGTTGATGCTGTTTACGAAGTCAAAGGGGTTCATAGTTTTAGGTCAAGGATATTTGAGATATCCTCTTCAGAAGTCAAAGATACGATCAGGCGAATAGGAATGTAAACCCACTCGTTCTTCTTGATGTCGTAAAAGGATCGGAGCAAGAAGGTGTCGTATGCATTGATGCCATGATAGCGATCAATCAGCGGGGCTTCAACATGGTCGTGGGTAATTGATGCAGGTCTGTGTCTGATTTTTGTCTTGATCCGATTTCCGTTCAAGTCCTCATATACAATATCCAAATGCCTTGGACCAATCAGGGCTAGTGCCTTGTCTATGAAGTCCGCTAGGATCATGTCGGTTGTTCCGCTCAAGTCAAAGATGCTTGTGACCTCATCCTTCTTTGTGCTTGGCTGACGAGTTACCTTTGATGCGAAGTAGTTGCGACGATCCTTTAGAAACGCATCTCGTAGGTTTTGGCACTCATCCAAGTATTCGGTGTAGTTGTACTTACTCGTCAACTTGTCACCCACAGTCATCAACTTCTCAAGATCACTCTCATCTATCTTGGAGGATAGACTTACGATCTTTTGAAATGGATTACTCAACCCATCCTGTTTTAGTTGGGTCAGTATCTCGCTGCTTGATTCCCCAATAGACTTGCGATACTCTTCCACAAATTCATTGATGCGGAACTTCTTGTTGATCTCATGCAACGCGATTGTAAGATCGTTCAGACTTTTGATCTTGTGATTCATGGCATCCTTATTTAGTGAAGGTACAGTCTGAAGCGAGCATCAAACAACATGCTACGAGGTTTAGTTCCTGATCTGCAACAAAGGCAGACTTATACTGATACTCTCCAAGGATGAGAACAGCCTGTGGGATTGATCCCATCTCAACCTTATCCTGTATTCCCTCATAGATTTTTCTAAATAGAGAAGCGGGTTCTCTATCAGAGTTATCCACAACCCACTTACGAATCTCAGGGAATGACTTTGACTTCATCGCCTTGATGAGAGCATCTATCTCAATGTCCTTACCATTAGAGAGAACGGAAGCGTTGATAGAACCCGACAGGGCATGACGCTGAATTGTGTTCAGAGTCTTTCTGAAGTCAGGATAGTAGCGAATGATTAGTTCTGCTACTGCTTTCTCCTCGTACTGCACACCCTCGGAGTCCATAATCATCTTGGCTCTATCCAAGAACTGTCCTGCTAGTGTTGGCTTTTCCTTTGCAGGAATCTTGAAGTCAATCACCGTGCAGCGAGAGTGCAGAGGCTCAATGATACGGGTCTTGAAGTTGCAGGTAAGAACGAATCTACAGTTGTTAGCAAACTCTTCAATAGCACCACGAAGAGCAGGCTGTGTAGACTGAGGATTCAGATAGTCTGCCTCATCAAGGATGACTACCTTCTTCCCTCCACTCAAAGAGACCGTGGACGCAAAGTTGCGTATGCGTGTGCGGAGAACATCAATACCGTTATCCTCACTCGCATTGATGAACAAGTAGTCTAGACCCAACTCCTTGCACATCGCAACCGCGACCGTGGTCTTACCGCATCCTGCACCACCCGCAAGAATCATGTTTGGGACTTCGCCCGTGCGGACGATATCCTCAAAGGTCTTCTTGATGCTTGCGGGGAGGATGCAGTCTGCGACCTTGGAAGGTCGGTACTTTTCAACCAACGGTAGCATGAGACTTCTTTCCTGCCTTGTAGGTGCTGTCGCTCTCAAGCGAAATCCAATACACCTTGTTGCCGTCCTCGCTACGGAACTCAGCAACATACTTGTCACTTACCATGACATCGTAGTTGCCGGGGATCATGCGAAGAGCATCAACCTTAAACAGGAACTTGAAGTCTGCGTCTGTATCAGTATCGCCAACATCCATAGCATAGTTGTGGCTTGTTGGATCCTTGCGGTCAAGGACTCGCAGTTCAAGACGGTCACCCTTGCGTGATAGTTCCATATCGGGGCAACCAAGAACAGCGGAAGCCTTCTGCATCTCAACGAGATCCTTGCCGTCTAAACGGAAGTTGACCACAGAAGGAGGCATCTTCAACTTCTTGTCACTCTTCATCAACTGCTCAGGGTCAGAGTAATAGTACTTGACCTTGGACTTGCTGCCCTTTGACGAGATGACCACATGGGTATCCTCAAACTCAAAGTTTGGATCCTTGAACATGCTGATCGTAGCAAGGAACTTGCTCAGATCGTAGATGCCAAAGTCAATTGGGAACTCTTCAGAGACAGTAGCCTCGCAGAAGATGTTCATGGTTGGGCTGATAGTGCGAATGATGTTGCCCGAACGAATCACGATGTTGCTGTTGATGGCAGCGTAATTCTTGAGCAACGCGATAGTGTCTTGCGAGATGTTCATAGTGTACCTCCTAAAGGTGTTGGAGAGATTATATCACAGTAACGAGTGAAGTCAAGTGCTTGGTGGCAACAAATCTACTTGATTGTGCCTGATTAGTGTCTCTCTCAAGAACATGGCCGGTACGCAATAGACTTGGAAATTTCTACAATTCAACATTACCACTACGCCCACACACGCGCCCGTGTCCGCACGATAGAGACCGCCGCCTGAAGAGCCGGGAGCACCATCTGCATCTGTCTGGTAGAAGAAAGGCAAATGGTCAGATAGTGATCCACGGCTCCTATGATTGTTGCCGATTATTCCTCGGGTGATAGTCATGTAATCCGCAGCAGGATTGCCCATCATGTATACAGGCACACCCATGCGTGGGATATTGTAATCGAAGAGGCATCCCTTTACGAGTGGAGTAAGTGGCTTCTCTTGCTCCACCTCTAGTATTGATAGATCATACTCGGGATCGTTGAATACTAACTTGCAAGTCTCTGTAGAAATTGGAGACTCGTATTCTCCTGCAAAGAGAGTGACCTCTATCTTCTTGGTCCCCCATGTCTTTTCCTGACTTGGCTTATCTTCAGGAGTACACATATCAGACTGTTGAATGAAGCCTATCTCCACAAAGTTTTGCGGGCAGAACCAATACTTACTCTTTACTTCCTGTTCGTCTTCTATCACATGTGCTGCTGTTAGCACATACAACTTACCATTCTTGCGATATGCAATACCAGAACCAAGAGGACTTCCTCCATAGTGGACTACTGCATTAGCACCCACCACTTTCTCTACCACCTGTTGATTGTAGCCATTGCAATCGCAATTTGCTGATGAATGGCAGGATACTTGTCCTGCTGTGAGCACGGTTGCGAGCGTTAGAACGCCCGCCATGACCAAACGCCTCGGTCTTAGCATACGCGGCTCCGTTCTGTCCTTTTTAGACGGCCAGATTCCTAGAAATCTGTCCTTCCAAGAACACCAGTATTTATAAAAATGGCTACTTCGTGATGTTGAAAGTTGCGTTGAAATGGATGCGGATTTGATCGGATCGGTAATGGCGAACAATCCCCGAATCGCAATGTACCACGCACCAAATGTCGTTTTCGAATGTTCCTGAGTCTCGTACATAGATGGCGTATCCTTCCTTACCATCTTCTACGACAACTGGTATCGGATTGTGAAACTCAAGCATTAGTATGATCTACGGAGTCGAACCCACACGCCTTGCGGCAAAAGAACCTAAATCTTTCGTGTATGCCAATTTCACCAAACTTTGGGTTTATCATCATCTGTGGGAACAAGAGGGTTTAGAATATTGTTTCTGGCTTTTACTCTTTATATATTCTGCAAAAGTGCAACAAAGAGACATAAGAAAAAGAACAAACACACACACTCCAACAACTGTATCAAACGCTATTTGTATGAAGTCTGATTTACTGGAGGTGTCCGAGTTGCAGGTTTCCATTTAAGTCCTCGTAAATAAAAGAGCAATTTTCTTTCTCTGTCCAACAACCCGTGTTTGCGTAGATTATACCATCTATAATCTTTATTTTTGGTTCATGGAGATGCCCGCATATTACACCATCATAACCCTTCTCTTTGGCGTAACGACAAACCACGGTTTCAAAACTATCAATAAACTGTGTTGCTCTTTTTACCTTTATCTTGATGTATTTGCTGATGCTCCAATACCTCATACCAAGTATTCTTCTAAACCAATTGAACACTTCGTTTACTGAAAGCAAAAATTCATAGCACCAGTCTCCCGTCTTATACATCCAAGATGTGGCAGGGTATTTGGTCAAGAAATCAAACTGATGCCCGTGCAAAACCAAAAATTTCTTTCCCAATCTAGTCGTGTAATCGAGTCTTTCACTCAACAATATAGAACCAAAAATTTCATGCCCATGAAACTTAGACATAAACTCATCGTGATTCCCCCAAATGTAATGTATGCTTGTTCCCTTTCTCCCCTTCTTTAGAAGTCGTTCAACAACCTCTAGGTGAGAACTCTGCTTTTCTTGAGTCATAGAAAACACTTGCTTAAATCTCCAAATGTCTACTATGTCGCCAACCAAAAATAGTTGTTTGAACTCTGTTTTCTTTAACCACTCATTGAACAGTTTACTTTTGGCTTTTTTAGAACCCAAGTGTAGGTCAGAAACAAAAACAGAATCGTATTTCTTCATCTAAAGCCACCTATGGGAATCGAACCCATGATCTTCGCTTTACAAAAGCGACGCATTACCTCTCTGCTAAGATGGCAGTAGTCCCTATAGGATTCGAACCTATAACTTTTACCGTGTAAAGGTAACACTCTAGCCGTTGAGTTAAGGGACCATTAGTGTCGGTGGAGGGAGTCGAACCCACACGCCTTGCGGCAAAAGAACCTAAATCTTTCGTGTATGCCAATTTCACCACACCGACGATTTGTTATTTAGCCCGTGCCTTCTTCTTCTTCGCCAATGACTTGTTGACCTTGGCAACCATTTCCTTCAGTTCAGAAGGAGAGAATGCGTTTGTCTTCAGCAGATCGTTTCTTCTCTTCTCCTCGTCCTTCTCTGCCTTCATTTCCCTCGTCTTTTCACCGGCATCAAGTTGCTTGCAGTATTCAACGAGAGCAGCCTGACAAGCCTCTTCGCTAACGAAAGGACCATTGAAGTCTGCCCATGTTTCCTGCCAGAAAATCCAACCACCATGCTTGGGGGAATACTCTACGGGATCGTGCCGACCGATAGCGATGAACCCCTTATCGCTTGCCTTGGGCTTACCCCACTCGCACATAACTTTCTCGTTGTTCTTGACCCACAGTTCAACATCAAAGTCGAAAGGGTAATGCTTGAGAAGAGCACGGGCTTTCTTGCGGATTTCGTCCTTGCCCATCTTGGTATTGCTCATGAGTTCCTTGAGAAACTCTGAAGTCCTCACAACTGCCCAATAGGATTCATATGGTAGTGTCATTCTGTACCTTCTTCTTTCTAGGCTTTCTCTTCGCCTCACGAACCTTCTCTATTGCATCCTGCTTGTTCAGGCTGTCAAAGTATTCCTTGTTCTTTGAAGGCTCCCCATTATGTTCATCACGAAAGCAAGGGAAGCACAAAAAAGTTTCATCTTTTCCTTCATCTCCCTTGGCGGGGACTTCGTGTTTGCAAGTCCTACACACCAAGGTCTTGTTCGTCTTCACCATAGAAATGAACTCATCCGCCCACTTCTGATGAATGGTGGTGAAGGTTTCATCCTTGCCGATAGTATAGATTGGGGTTGCCATTACGAATATTATACCGCGAAGTCAGACCTGTGTCAAGGTCTTCTTTCGGTTATTTCGTTCATGCGCCTTCCACAAGCCTTGGGTAAATCCCGCGTGTTGCCCGTGCGCGTACCCGCGAGAGTATGACCAATTGTGCAACTTGAAAGCACCTGCTGTTAGTGCGGACAGTAGAGAGATGATGAGGGATGTGGTTGTGATGGTTTCCATGTCAGTAGATATAAGAGTAAACTGAATCTTTACAAAGTGCGAGAGGTGGGATTCGAACCCACACGCCTTTAGGGGGCAGCGGATTTTGAATCCGCCGTGTATGCCAATTCCAACCACTCTCGCATTATAGGACCGATGGGATTCGAACCCATACTTTGCGGATTTTAAATCCGCTGACTCTGCCGTTGGTCTACGATCCCATACAGGTAGTATAGCATCTAACCAAGTGTTGTCAACTCCCAAGGTTGGATTCGAACCAACGACTTATCCCGTATGAAAGGATTGTTCTGCCAACTGAACTACTTCGCCAAACTGGCTCGGATGGATTCGAACCATCAACCAACAAATTAACAGTTTGCCGCACCACCGTTGTGCTACGAGCCAAACGGTCAAACCTTGTATCTGGCTCTCTCGTATGCTGTTGGCTCTCGCCCAAACTTCTCCTCTTTAATCCAAGCGGGAAGGATGCCATGATCCTCCAACTTACGAAGAGTTTCCTTCTTTGCGTTGAGTAGACCTTCCTGCCTCTTCAACTTGCGAGCCTCATACTTCCGCTTGCGACGGCGGCGTAGTTCACGAAACTTGTTAATCATTGTCTATACCTTTCTTCTTCATGAGATGACGCACCCAAATCTGTGTAACTGTCATCGGGTGATGAAACTCTTCAAACTTGAAACCACGGATGGGTTCCTTGTTCTTGGTCTTCAATGCTGTGTAGATACCGTTCAAACGATTAGGATGGAACTCACCAACAGACTCTTCCTTGCCCATGCCGGGCCATGCGTCTGCCTTGGTTCCGATTACAAAACCCTGTGGAGACTTGGGAGACTTGAAGAAGATAGCGTCCTGCTCGTACTTCGTTCCCATCTTCTTGGCAAAGCCCTTGATTGCTCCGACCTTTGCATCGGAGTCATCGTCACCGATAACCATGAAAGACTCTTCGGTAACTCTACGCTTCTTGCCATCTCCAAGATCCTCTTCATAAGTTCCAACGACCTTCTCAAAGCCAAACCCTGCGGCACGAATGTCGTTCTCAAGTTTCTTGTTCTGCGTTCGGTTCATTTGCAAAGAGTTGCTACCACGAAACGCTGTGAGGATAGCGAACGGTCTCTTCTCGACATGAGAGAAAACGCGAGACAATGATATCTCGGTGATTAGTTCTCTAGTGTATGTCTCCATCTCTTCAGCCATTTGTTAGTCCCTTTATCTCTGCGTTTGCTTGCTTTAGAGCCAAGTAAGCCTTCTTGATCTCCTCAAACGCCTGCATCGTTCCGAACTTGCCCTCATTCTCCCACTCAACTATCCGTGCAGCCTTGCGAGCAAACTCTCCGATGTTTGCGTGTGTAGCGAAATCTTCAATGACCATCTCTTTCTCCAAATGCGACCCGCCAAACAACGCGACGGCTCTAGTTGTGATATAGTGTTTAGTATATCACGCCTTTCGCTTCGGATCAAGTTTAACTTTTCGCTTCTTGGTCTTCTTTTTGAAAATCGCATCCCAATTTTTAGACCACAAATCGTAGTCTACCTTGCGATAACGATCTCCCTTGCCCGCATCATGCTTACCGCCCATACAAACCTCCTATAGTCGGGGTGACAGGATTTGAACCTGCGACCTCCTGCTCCCAAAGCAGGCGCACTACCAAACTGTGCTACACCCCGTAAAGCGGATGAAGGGAGTCGAACCCTCAACATTTGGCATGGAAGGCCAACACTCTGCCATTGAGTTACATCCGCATAGTGACATTAGTAGTTAGGTGAAGATATTGTTGAGTTGACGATTAACCCTCACAAATGTTGTGCATTTTGGCAAGTCCTTAAGTCTCTCTGCACCAACATAAGTGCAAGCAGAACGAACTCCACCAAGTATATGTTGGATCGTTTCATCAGCAGGACCGCTAGGCTTGACATAAACCTTCTTGCCTTCAGATGCACGGTAAGTAGCAACACCGCCTGAGTACTTCTGCATAGCATCAGCAGAACTCATGCCATAGAACTCCTTACCGTTCTCTGTGTTCTCTCCTGCTGCCTCGTCCGCGCCCGCGAGCATACCCCCGATCATAACGAAGTCCGCTCCCGCACCATATGCCTTTGCAACATCTCCGGGGCAGGTGCATCCTCCATCAGCCATTACAAATCCACCAAGACCGTGAGCAGCATCAGCACACTCCATGATCGCAGACAGTTGGGGATAACCAACGCCCGCTACCTTTCGCGTTGTGCATACAGAGCCGGGTCCAATACCAATCTTGACAATGTTGGCTCCTGCGAGAATTAGTGCCTCCGTCATTTCTCGGGTGACTACATTACCTGCAATGATGATATGGTTTGGGAAGAAGCCACGAATACTGCTAACAAAGTTTACGAACTTCTGCGTGTATCCGTTGGCAACATCAATACAGATGAACTTGATCTGTGTGTACATACCAAGAACCTCTTGTGCCTTTAGCATCTCCTTCATGTTGCTGCTGCTATCTCCCATACCCATCGTGTAGATTATGTTGCATGAGATTGCGTTGGGCAACCAATCATGAATGTTGGCTTCCTTCCACTCACGAATAGGAACATGCTTGTGTATCGCACCCATAGCCTCCCACTTGGATAGGGCTTTAGCCATAGGTATAGTTCCCGTAGAGTCCATGTTTGCCGCTACAAGAGGAATGCCTGTCCATGTCTCTTCGCCTTTAGGCAAAGTGAACTTGAATGTGCGGTTTAGATCAACCTTGCTTCGGCTCTCAAGATTGCTTCGCTTTGGGCGAATCAGCACATCTGCGAAATCCAACTTGATGTCTTCTTCAATCTTCATAGTGTAGACTCCATAATGAGAAAGTGGGATACGGGATTCGAACCCGTTGCCGATGTTTTGTTTTACTTACATGTACTCAGTAACCAACACATGCCACCGACAATCCTACCATTGGCGTTACTGCTTTTGCCGAAGAACCATCCCACAAAGAAAGGCAGTAGACCCGATGCTCTCTAGTGGCCATCTAGAAGAAACATCCAACTACGCCCCCTAACTGCATCATACACTATTTATCCCATCGAATTCGATGGGATTGCCCCATCGTTAGTGGATGGGTAGGTTGATGGACAGGCAGAGTTTTTGATGGGGTTAACAATCCCATCAAGGTTTTGAGTGACCCTACGGAGATTCGAACTCCGGTCAAGAGGATGAAAGCCTCCTATCCTAGACCACTAGACGATAGGGCCAAGTTGTCTAGAGTATTATAGCCGACGAACCGCTCGCCGTCAACAACTATTCTAGACGGAGTAGGTATTTTGTTCTGTTTAGTACGCCAACCATCTCATCACGAATGTTGAGAAGATCGGTGTCTGTGTTTGGGTTTAACTTCTTCGGTAGTTCGTTTGTAAGGAACTCAATAGCCATTTGGACTATTCCCATAGAATTGGAATCCTTGTAATTACTTACGCTGAACGAGAAGTTAGGATTACCCAAGGTGTTACCATACTTCCCTGCATGAACCTCAACAAACTTGTCTACGAGAGGATCAAGGGCATCGTACAACTTACCTAGAGCCTTATGCTCTTCATATGACTTCGTTTGCCAATGAAGAACTCTTACTTGAGATTGAAGTTGTAGGAAGAATGATATGTGCATACTCATATTTAGTATTCCAAGCGGGCAGAGAAGGATTCGAACCCTCGGAGGCGTTAACCTCTGCGGTTTAGTAGACCGCTGCATTAGACCACTCTGCCATCTGCCCGAAGTGCGCGGGGTAGGATTCGAACCTACGAAGACGAAAGCCAACAGATTTACAGTCTGTCCCGTTTGACCACTCCGGAACCCACGCTAAAGCGGACAGGGAAGGATTCGAACCCTCGGAAGGGCATTCACCCTTCAGCGGTTTTCAAGACCGCCGCATTAAACCGCTCTGCCACCTGTCCTTAAAATTCATTCCGACAAGAATCTACGGCTCTCGTTGACTTCGTGGCGAGCCTTTTCAATGATGTTTCTCTCGGCTTGCATATACCCCTGACGGTACTCCATCCAAAACACCTCTGTGGTCGCATGAGTGATCGAACGATCTGCTAGACCATTCATGCGATCATTGTAGCCTTCTTTATACCCTTGTCCGGGCGTGTATGAGTTCATGCTTGTCATGCTAACCTCCTGTAGTGGACCGAAGAGGATTCGAACCTCCAACCCATGCCTTGCAAAGGCATTGTTCTCCCGTTGAACTATCGGCCCATGAATTCTATTCCGTCAACCTTTGTGAATGAAGCAGCGTAATCTGCGGCTCTCTTCCAAAGGTCAGGATCCATCTCCTTGACATACTCACTAAACTTCATTCCAAACAACATGATGGCATGATGATACTTTTTGACCGTTTCAGGGTCTCGTATCTCATTACCGCTATCATCGGTTGGATAGAAGTTGCTTCCCATTAGTACCTCCAAAATTGCCCGACCTAGATTCGAACTAGGACACAGAGGACCAAAATCTCTGGTGCTACCGTTACACCATCGGGCAAGTGCTTCCATGCACTATTAACCCGTCACATCAAGCGACGGGGCTGTTGCCGAATAGTCCCGCCACGACATGAGCGATAGCAACGACAGCATTCTTCAGCCACACGGCTCCGTTCCAAGCGAACGGAAGAAGGGCCAGAGTGACGAGAAGGCTACGGTTGACACCAACCTTGCTGAGAAGGCAGTTCAACTTATCACAGCCACCAGTAACAGGGCATGTGCCCGATTCAAACTTTGCCATTTGTTTTCTCCTTATGTTAAAGTTGTAAGGGATGGCGATCCCTCTATCAGTTCCGCTTCTTTGACTTGCAGCAAGCAGTTTCCGCTTCTGCAATCTCGTAGAAACGATCCTGACTATTGTAGACCTCTTCTTCCAAGTTGTCAATCATGGAAATAAGGGTACGATCCATTTCCTCAATCTTGCTAGTCAAACCATTGACCTCACTATTGATTGAGTTGTGAAGTAGGCTAACCTCTCCGTCAACACGACGATCAACCTCACCGATGCGATTCAGGAGTTCGTCGCGTACAGTAGAGAGAGTTCGCTGATTCTCTTCATCCCGACGCTTGGCATTGGTAGCGATTGTACCAATGAAAGTTACGAGATTGGTTGCGAGTGAAAGACCAAGGATACCGTAAAGAAGTGAGTCCATAATGTAATCTCCTTTCAAGAGATGGGTGCTTGTATTTAGTGCCCCCGACAGGACTTGAACCTGTAACTTACCGATTAAAAGTCGGCTACTCTACCATTGAGTTACGGAGGCGAGCGTTCCCGACAGGATTCGAACCTGTGACTTGTTGCTTAGAAGGCAACTACTCTATCCAACTGAGTTACGGGAACAGGGGGGTCAGACAGCGTTTTTGAAATGTTTCACGCTGTCCAAGTTGAATGCTCGCCACGCTTCCTTGTCCAAATCCCAAACAGCGAGAGTGTTGGGGTTGACCTTGCGTGGAGTCTTAGGCTCCGCAGAGTCCTTCTCGTACTCGCGCACGGGCATGTGCGCCTGCGCGAGGGTGCAACGCATTACTCGCTCCGATCCGTCCTTCTTGGTGAAGGTGATCTCACAGATACCCTTGCGAAGTTCCATCTTGTACTCATCGCGTGTCATTGCAGTAGTCATCACTTGCTCCTTCGGCTTGTGTTGAAGTATTCCTTGCACAGACGCTCAAACTCCCTATCCCTAATGAAACGCTTTACGCCTTCGGGGCTTGCCATATATGATACGCCAAAGAGACCAAGGACGCAAGCCCAAAGCCCCAAGACGATCCATGCGGGAGAGGTAACCCACCACCACGACCAATCCAACTGACCTGTCAACTTCAGTATGACAAAAGTCAATAGAACTGTGGTTGCGATTGATGGACGGCGAACTTGTGTTTTCTTCATACCACCATTATAGCACATCCCACCGTCAAGTCAAGGGTCTGTATTTCGCATTTCCTCTTGCGATCAGGGGCAGACCCAAGGCAGTAGAACCCGTTGCTTTGGCTATGGCTTTGTATGCCTTTTTGACAGCCTTCATGGAATCTCCGTGGGTATCCGCGATAACTGCCTTTTCTTTTTCCTTGGAATCGGTAGCCATTGCAATCCATCCACCACTCTTTTTCCCCTTGTTCTTTTTTAGAGTCCCATAATACTTACGGTTGCTATTAGGCTCTCGTAGTGTCCAGTCGTAAGCCTCCTCACCTCGCCTGTGCTTCTTGTGCTTCCGGACCATGACTGTCACGCCGGGGGTCTTATGGCGTAGGTCGGCAGGGCGAACAACAACTCTAGCAGATGGATCAATAGCCTCAACAGCATCCTGCTTCTTGGCCTCTCCCAAATCCCACTTTAATTGCTTGAACGATTTCATACGGAGGTTGAGGTTCTTTTGATCTTGCCGTGTAGTTGACGAGAGAACAAGTTGGAACGATAGTCAAGAGGTTTGCCGATTACCTTATTTTGTTGTGCCCAATTTCCACCCGTGACTCTAGACAAAACAAGGTCTCTAATCTCCACAACATCTCCAACACGAAGCGGAGGCAGTTCTTCCTGTCGTTGTCCATTGCCGATATAGCCCATCAGCATCCACCCCTCACTTGTCTTTATACGAACCCGCCATCTCCAAACTTTAGTTTTATACTTGTAGTTCTTGATGGGTCTTTCGTATACAGCCACAGCACTCACAACAGTTCCGCTAATGTTAAAACGACTGACGAAATACTCGCCACGGGGTGTTGGAGCCGCATCCTGTTCTACAAGATGTTGGCTAAACGACTTCAAAATGGAATGCCGTTTTCCCCGTTCGTGCCACCGAATGTGTGCTTCGCTCGGGTCATGCTGTTTGAGACTTCAAACTGAACAGAGATGTTACCATCCAACATAGGGGCAGCATCAGAGACCTTCAGTAGAGGAAGGCCGGGTCTGTCAATAACTGTTCCTACGGGAAAGAAATGTAGGAAGTATTCGGGAGTGACTGCTATGCTAACCAACTTCTTTCTAGCCATTTGTTTCTCCTTACTTGTTATGCATCTTCCATGCGGTAGCGTACATTACCTCTTTCCAACGCTCTCCATACTTCTTCTTGAATGCAGCCTTCACATCAGGGTCTTTGCTGAACTTGCGAGCCGGACCTGTTGGAGGTGACTTCTCGTTCACTTCCTGAGCATCCTCAAAGACTCCGTAACGACTAGCAGAAGGACCGCCTGCGTTTGTGGGAGTAGACTTGGTGTGTGTCTTTCCTGTTACTGCATTCTTGGTGGGGTTGTTGCTTATTACCTTCTTGATTATAGCATTAACCTTCTGCTGTGTCTGCACGGGTGTTGGCTTCTTTACTGCAACACCATTTAGAGTGAATGGGCGTTCTGCCATTCCATAAGAACGATTGCCCTGTGTTACAGTCAAGTAGAAACCAACATCAAAGTAGTCAGTTTGAATGTCGCTGCGATCCCAGTTCTTCTTGTTGATTGTGTTGAGAATCTTCTTTAGAATCTCACCGTTCTTGTAGTTCATTGGGTAGTAGTGATTGATGTCTGCGAAAGGCAATGGTGTTCCGTCGTGTTTGGTAGCAAACGCCACAGGACCGGAAACGATTGCTACACGAAGACTGGAGTAACTGTTGCGCTCTCTAGCAACCATGAACTTGAACTTGGGGAATTCCTTCTTGAGATCGTCACGGATTACCTTGATTGCTTCTGTGCTAATGTATGCTTCGCTGATATCCTCTCCCTCGGTTTCGGTCTCTTCCTTCTTGATATCAGATGGGTGAAGGACATTGACAATCTTACCACTAGCGGTTTCAATCGCAATCGCCTTCCACTTCTTGTTCTTTAGGTCATCATCCAACATATGGTTGATGTGAGCAGGGATAGCGGCAGCACCACTTACCTTCTTCTGTAATAGTGCGCCGGGTCCATCTGCTTTCATGACAACGATTGTGAACGGACCTTGGATGTCCTTTACATTCTTAAGGATTTTGCTGAAAGGAATGCGAGCCTCGTTTACTGACTCTGAAGTAGCCATGTGTGTGCCTAGCGATTCCTTCTTCACTATCTTTGCAATCTCTGCCTTGAGATAGTCCATGAGGTTCTTGGGTGCGCGACGGAACCAATCCTTATAATCATCAAGCCAATCCTCTACGGTTCCCTGCGTAGGTGCAACTCTGGCTTTCATTCCGCCCTTCTTGTATGCTGCTTCTAGATCATCCAAGAATGAATCTACTGTCTTCTTGTCAATAGTTCCTGAACTTGATGACCAAGATGCTTCTTGGATTTCAACACTCTCCTTCATGCCGATTACAGTAACCTCGCCACCCGACCAACTTCCCTTAGAACCAACCTTTGCTTCTGCCTTCTTGTCAAGACCCTTGACCATGTTTTGGAAGTCGCTTGGGCTGTAGACCTTGATCTCCGAAGACTCAGGACTCTTCTCGCTTGTGAAGACGATGACACTTCCTGTTGGCTTTGAATCAAGTTGAGACTTCATCTTACGGAAGTTGCTTACCATAGATGAACCTCCCGCATTCTTAATCATTGTCTCTGCACCTGCCATGAAGCGAACACCTTCAGTCACCTCTTCCTCAACATCCTCAACTTCCTCCACCTCATCCTCTTCAACGAAGCGGTTCATGCCACGCTTGTCCCCGTTGAACTCTGATGACTTGTTCTTCTCTGTCTTTGTGTTGCCCTTCTTGACAACCTTTAGTTCTTCCTTGGCTTCATCAACAACGACCTCTTCTACCAACTCCTTGTGGTTGTCCATGATCCACTTTGCTGCTGCTGACAACATTTGGTTTGGCTTATACTTCACATACGCCCGCGTGTACCCGCCCGTGGGTGGGGTTCCGACCTTCTCTGGCCAAAGGTTAAGTGCCAACTTACCCTCACCGCGACTGCCCAAGTACAACTGATTGGGTACTGTCGTTACGGCTGTGCTCTTGACTATGGTGATGAACCCGATCTCCTGACCGCCCTTTCCCTTGACTATCCATACCGACCTACTGCCTTCCTTGTATGGGCTGAAAGTAATCTTTCCAATAGTCTTCTCTCCTGCCTCGTTGAGTTCCATACTAACGACATCCACTCTACCTGCCGACAGGGTGTTGTTATACAGCCTGTTAATGTGACGGAGGGATTCGTTGATGTTCTTCTTCTGCGAGGATAGTGGCTTACGGAAATTGAAGTCGCTCATGTTTAGTGTCCTTGAAAGGGGTGTCTGCTATTTATCTCTTGGTAGTCTGCCAATCAGGAGTTAGTGGCAAAGACTTGTTAGTTACTGCTTTCTTGCTATTTGCTCCTGCGCTCTTCATCCAACGAAGAACCATATCCCGTCTGCTGTTGGCTTCAATGGCATTCTCAACCTCCCACGGGAAGTGTTTACGGTACTTACGATCCTTACGGTCCTTTGGATCATCCGTATCTGTAAAGTCCTCAACATCAAAATCAGCACGAACCGTATCTACCTGAAAGCCTAGACCATAGGTAAACATTGCTGTGCTGTTTGGCATATCCTCTTCTTTGATGTATTGCCGAAAAGACTTCATCTCAACTCTGCGATGGAGGTTGCTCTGTTGACTTGGGAGCCTCTGGTGTTGGTTCGGTCTCTTCTTCTGTACACTTGGTTTTCAAGTATTGATTGTAAGCCCAAACCACAACCAAGAAAACTATAGGCAGATACCACAGAATCCAACCCCAATTAGTTGTTAGATGGGTATCGTGTGTGATTTCCCAATCCAATTTCTTCATCACCACATTGTCCTTGGTGATGTCGGGGATAATGACTGGTGCTGTGCTGCAAGCCGTTAGAACGAGTGAAGTGATTAATCCTATTAGGTATTTCATGTTTACTCCTTTACGACTTGTTTGCTGCTGCTGCTGAACCAAAGTAGAATCCTACAATGCTCAACAAGATTTGACGATTCTCTGATGTGAACAGGAACCCATTGATTTCCACAAAGTACTTTCTCAAAACATCAGGCCCCAAGAAGTTGGTTTGAGTTGCATCCACTTCAACAAATGTAGGAACGCCGAAGAAGGGTAGAACGAACGGAGCCAAGAATGTGGCGAACAGAGTTGACAGAACTATAATCTGACGCACTCCCTTACCCATATCTAAAGGAACTCGCTCTACGGCTTTGTCTTGGTTACTGGTGGTCTGTGTGTTTGCAGCCATCATCCGTTCAAACAATTCCTTTTGGTCTTGAGACTTCTGTGCTATGAAGCGGAACAGGAAGCCAACAGCGGAACCTCCAAGCATTGATAATAGTTCAATCATAGGCATGATAACCCCTTTCTAAAAGACCAAGTATTTATGTAAAAGAAAAGGGGAGGAGTTTCCTCCTCCCCAATCCCTAAAGTTACGAAATTATAAAATCAGAACTTGATGCCGATACCGGCGGTCACATTCCAACTGTTCTCGTTGGCAGCGTTTACTTCCTGCCATACAGGAACGCCGAAACCTGCGTTCACATCAACATTGTTGGAAACCTTCCACTCAGCCTTGGGACCAAGGAAAGCAACATTGCTACCCTCGGTGTACCATTGGTTCAGATCAGCACCTACTGAAACTGCACCAAAGTTATAAGCAACGAACGACTCGGCGTTCAAACCGTAGTTGTTGTAGTTGCCGAATACTGGGCTATAAGCAACCTGACCTACCCATAGATAGTCGAAAGACTGAGTATAGACAACGCTACCCCAAGTCATGTCATAGTTGAAACCGATATGTGGGTTCACATTATCTGTGCCGTATCCTGCTGAACCTGTTGGCATCCATGCACCCGCTTCAACGCTGAAGTTGGTTACTGAGCCAAGGAACTTCTCACCTGTGAACAAAGCGTAATCTGCACCAACATCAATAGCACCATAACCGGTGGTGTCCTGCGAATAAACAGGGACGGTGATGTGCCAACCGAGCAGGTCATACAACTTGCCCTTTACGGTTGAGTCCAACTCTGTAACGGTGTCAACATTCTTCTTGCCCCAAAAGGTCAAGGTCTCGTCAACCGATACGCTGTTGAACATGGCAGGTGATGCCTTCGTAGCCGGAGCCGAAGCAGTCTGAGCAAAAGTGCTGTGCGCCAAAACTACTGCGGCTACAGCGGCGAAGTATCTAAAGAATCGTGTCATTTCATTTCTCCTTATAAGTGCCATCCTGTTTTGGATGGTCATGTATGTAGGAGGAAGTATACCACAAACGGGTATATTTCAAGTGGCAGTTAGGGTTTTTTAATTTCCTTGGGGGTCTTTTTGTCCTCTGCGGCGGGGGTATCCACAACTTCTTTAACTTCTTCAGCCTTCTTTTCTTCTGTAACTTCTGGTGGAGGAGCACTCAATGGACTTACTATCTGTGGTCTCTCATGAAACTTCGGTGCTATAAATCTACGGTTCTGCATATTACTTACCTCTCTTCTTTCTGCCCTGACAATGGGCGCGTTGCGAGAAGCCCTTGGGATTAGAGCAGTTGATGGACTTCTTGTAGTCCTTTGTCCACTTCTCCTCCAAGAACTTCTTGAACGATTTCATTTTACTTTCGTGTTCATTCTTGCTACACCGCCATCCGAACCCGGCGGGTATATCTTCGGTAGTCCTGCGCGGGAGATGCCCTTGGCTCTCTTACGAGTCTTGTAGCCTCCCTTGGTTCCGAACGACTTTCCTGCATCTCTCGCTCTTCCCATGATTACTCTCCTACTGCTAGTATTGTTGCTACGATCTTCATGCCTGTGCTGAAAGTCTTCTCGCCTCTCTTGCCGGGTGCGATACTTCCAAGACCCTTGTATGTTGATGACATCTGATCCAACATCCCCTTGGGCTGTACCACGATGTTGTGTGAGACATCACCGTTGGCCGATGGATCATAGATCGCGGTGTGGATGATTGCACAAGGAGCGAAGTACTTCTTACCGAGAACCTGTGCCTTGATATAGTCATAGTTGACATCGTTGTAGCCGACGCTATGCAGCCACTCTATCGCTCCACTCTTAGTTAGAAACTCACGAAGACCGCTCCACTCCTTTAGTTTAGTGACGAACTTCAATTGAGGTTTCTTCTTACTATCAAGGATATCCTTTACTGTAATGGCTTCTTTAACAACCTTGTGTTTAGGAACAAGGATGCTTGCAGGCTCACCGACATCCACCACATATCCGCCACCAGACTGTCTTGCCTTGTCTGTTCCGCCATCATCGTAACGAACAATCTTGCCCTTTACCATCTTGCCCTTATGTGGAACCTTGACAGTATCCCCTGCACTAAGTTCGTTAATCTGAATTACTTCATCAAGGTTCTCTTCAGTCAATCGCATTCCGTTAGAGAGATACAGCCCACGCTCCAGTCCTCTAAACTGTAGTTGTGCTCCATCTCCACTCTTGTTTAGAACAATGCGACCGTTCTTGATGCACTCCTGTGCTCCCATACCAATCCCTGCTGTTGAGCAACCCCACATGTTTGTGTTCTTGGTGAACTTGAACAAGCAGATGACGCTATAGCAAGCATCATATGCGTGACGGAATGCGTTCTTGTCACCCTTTGTAAACTCCTTGGTGCAAGTCACGACTCTACCATCGGCATCTACTCTGACTCCAAGTTGCTTTGCTTTTTCCTTTACCGCCTTGACTATAGCCATAGCAGACATGACTCTTGCGTTGTAGTCTTTGCTACTTGCTGTTGCAACAGGAGCCTCGCCCAAGGTTTCTCCTTCGGGAGTATACTCTGCAAAGACCTTTACCATACCCAACGCAGAGTGTATGAGGTGGTCAATCTCTGTTGCGTGGTGTGGGTCTAGTGCTATGTGGTGAACTACCTTGTCTAGAATTTTCATTAGACCTGTTCTGTGGGCAATGGTTACGCCCATAGCAGCGAGGGTTGTCCCCTTG